CACCCGTTGTGCTGGCAAATGCACCGAGCGGGGCAGTAGCGTTGACTCGTGTGGACTGCTTCATCAGGTTTGGGTTGCCTACTGCTAGTTTCATGCTACATCCTCCATAGCGGCATCGACCACACCTTGTATGGCCCTTAAAGTTTTGGTCGCATCGACCCCGTGCTTGTAGTGGCTTCGCAGTAGTTGAGACACCTCGCCCAAAGCGCACCAGAGGCGCCCGGCCATCACCGCTTGCAGGTGCTCATCTCGCTCTTCGGGCAGCGTAAATTCCAGTGTTGCTTTCATAGTAGTGCGTCCTCAAAATTGTCGGGGTTGAACTTGACCGGCGGCGCGTTAGCGGGCACCGGCATGGGGTGTGGGGGAAAGGGCCAAGTCATAAGGCTGCTTTCTTTGCGGCACTAGCGTCGCAGCAATCTTTGCATACGAACTTGTGGAACCCGGGGGTAATGTTGAGCCGCCCACCAAGGGTAGGCTTTTCTTTCTGGCACGCCCAGCACAGTTGCGGGTGACGGCTTGCGTATTTCCGTCGTTCAGCCTCGGGGGCCATCGCAAAGACGTTGCTAGCTACTGCGTTAAATCCAGTCCGTCCTCTCATGGCGCACTCCACCAGTAGTATCCAAACGCAAAGCACATGACGGCGATGATGCCGATGAGGGCGCACAGCGTAACCATGCCCTCTATCACATCCCAATACAGGTCTCGCTCTTTGAGTTGAGCGCATAAGCATTCGCGCCCTTGTTCACAGTTTTGATTACAGCCCATAAATTCTTTCTAAATGGTGGGGTGACTTGCCTCATTAAGCCTGGTCTTTTTGCGTGTACCAGATCATGGAGTACGCGTCCCCCCGTAAATTAAAATGGCAAATCTTCGTCGCGGCGTGACTTAGGAGCATCATCTTGGCGCGGGTCGTTGATGTAAGCCCAGCCATTCCAGCCGCCATCAATCAAAGGCATTTGGTCAAGTTTCAGCATATCGCCATTCTTGGTTTCAATGATGCTGCCAATGCGCTGGTAACGGTTCTTTTGAGCGCCTTCCTTGTTTTTGTACTGGCCAGCAATGATGGTGATTTCTTTGAGAACTTTAGACATATAAACCTTAAAAAGTATGCTGATTAGCAATTTCCCGTGCAATTAACTCATAGTAGAGTCGGGCGGCCTCCACTTTGACTTTGATCTTTTCTTCCAAGACCAAATCTCTTTCGTACTGAACCCGCGTCACGCGCAGTTCACGGTTGATGTGGTCAACCTGGTGCAGACTTGGCGACTCCCAGCCGATCAGGTCATCAGGCGTGGAAACCAGGCAATACGCGATCTCAGCAAAAGGCTTGTCCCAAAGCATCATGTAGGCCCGCAGTTGCCATTCGTAGCCCTTATCCTCGCCCTGTTCGGCGGTGACTGGGAACGTGGTCAGACACCAGCTTGACTTGATATCAATAATCTTGTGGGTTGCCACAATGTCAGCTTCACCAGTCAGCCAGTTGTTGGTGCGGCGCTCGGTGTTCTTGGCATAGCTAGACAGCATCACGGCGTTGTAAAGGTCAATGGATGCGTCCTCTACGCGGATGCCCTTGTCCATGTACTTGCTAGTGATGCGCTCGTCGTACCCGTAGATGAATTCTTTGGCCAACTTGGTGACGTAGGTTTTAGCGCCCACGCTCAGTTCGTCTTTACCTTTTCCGTCTGTCATGATTGCGGATAGGGCGCTTGCGCGAAACAAGAGACTCATAATTTGCCTTTCTGTGCATCTTTGGCTGCAATAATTTGATCTTTGGCTGCCTGGTCGTTGCCTGCTGCTTTGATGGCTTCGAAGTAAGCGTTCTTCAATTCAACTTCGTTGATGCAGTCATAAATATCTGCCAGCAAAGCATTCAAGGTTGCTTCGGTCAGTTTTGGCGGCTTTTTGCTGCCTGCGTTGCCATCATCATCTTCTGGGGCAATGCCGCAAGCAGCCATCAGCGAGTAGCGACGGGCGTAAGTCAATGCGCTGCCGTAGCCCTGTGGGTCGTGCTTGGCGGCTGGAACGTGCAGCTTGCCGCACTCCAGCATTTCGCCAGATTCATGCACAAACACGGTTTCTACGGTCACTCCGCTATCGTCCAGACTGGTGCGCTGCACAAGGGCTATTCCTGCGCCATTTAAGCCCTCAATTACGGCCTCCACGCAAGCGGCAAGGTCAGCGTACTTGCTTCTGAAATGCGGGTTTGTAGAGCTTTTAAGGGCTGGGCCAAAGGCTTTTTGCGCTTTGACCAATGCGGTGGCAATGTTTTTCATTTGATTACTTTTAATGCTTGTTTGATGGAGTTGAATACTGTCCAGCCAGAGCGCCGATACATAAGGTAAAGACGCACCAGATTCATAGTGGCCACCCGTAGACTAGGGTTGCTGCCAAGCAGATGCCAATGGCGGTGGCGAACAGACAATCGAGTAGTTTCATGCGGTCACCTCAAATTCTGTGTTTAGGGAAGACATAACGCGGTCAAGGACTACGCGGCCTATGACGCAATCCAGCTTGCGATCAAATTGCGATGCGTTAAGTTGGACTTCATTGACCAGTTGGTAAAGGGTGAGGAATGCGGCCTGAATGGCCATCAGATCAGCAAGTTTGATGGATGGGTTGTTCATTGTGATTTCCTTAAAAAGACCTGTTAGGCATTGGGGCCGTAGCCCCGTTTGATTAAGCGTTTTCTACGTTGCCATTAACGTAAACAACAACATTTTTGCCGCTAGGCAAATGCACGTTTGCTGAGACTGCGCCCGCCTCTGCTTGTAGGTAACGAATTACGGAAGCGATAACTTGAAAATCTGTCATTTCTGACTCCTAAAAAGACCCTAGCGGGATTGCTTGGGCTTGGCGCTATCTTACACACATTTGTGATGTCTGCAAGGTTTTTTTTAACAATATTTTTATAGGTTTTGCATTACCAATAGTTTTTTTTAATGGCAAAGTCCAACACATCTGTGATACAAACAGGCATGAACTTTTTAGAGATCGCAATCAAAGACGCTGGCGGCATAGCACGCCTGGCTGAGAAGCTGGACGTTAAGCCCAACGTAGTCTCCAACTGGCGCACCAGGGGCGTGCCAAGAGGCTGGGAAGTGGTGCTTAAGATAAAGTTTCGTAAGCAGATTGCGGAAGCCAAGAAGTTAGCGCAAGATTTGGGGCACGGCTACCTTTAGCGGGGGAAAAGACGATTCGTTACCGTCCTGCCGATGTTCTTTTTTCAGTAACGTCAACCTAGAACGTAAGGTTAGCAATGCACTACTACCAGTTCAACATTGGGGACTACCTGTCCCACACTTCCCATTTGTCAGAGACAGAGGATTTGGTTTATCGCCGACTCCTTGACTGGACATATCTTCACGAAAAGCCGATTCCGTTAAACATTGACGAAGTTGCACGGAACATCCGTATGCGAACGCATTGCGAAAGCATTTCGACCGTATTGCGAGAGTTTTTCGTTTGCATGGATTACGGCTGGATTTCTGAGAGAGTTCTCAAGGAGGTTGCCAAGGCCGGTGAAAAAAGCAGGAAGGCAAGCGAGAGCGCAAAGATTCGTTGGGATGCGAACGCATTACGTTTGCAGTGCGATAGCAATGCTACACAAGACACAGTACCCAAGACACAGAACATAAAACATAAAAAGACAGCGACTGGAGTCGCACCGCCTAGCGGCGTTTCACCAGAGGTTTGGCAGGAATTCGTGAAACACCGCAAAGCAAAGAAGGCAGCAGTCACCCCATTGGTCATCAAAAGCATTGCTGAACAAGCAGATAAAGCTGGCTGGACATTGGAAAACGCCTTGAAAGAAACGGTAGTTCGTAACTGGCAATCGTTCAACGCTGACTGGGTGATAGGCAAAAATGCAACTCAAACCAACGTCATGGCAGGTGTACTATGAAAGGCCACGAAGGAATCATCAAACTGCGCCAGCAAGGTCTAGCACCCGCAATGATTAGCCTGGATGACTTCAACTTCCCCAGCCCGTTGACCGACTGGGAGAAACATGGTTCACAGCCAACAGTCTGTATATACAAAGAACCGATTGAGCGCCTTGATTTACGTTTCTTGGTCAACATGAAGGTCAGCGTAACCAGCGAGTCAGAAGATCGTGCCAAACGGCTGTTTAACGCCTGCAAAGAGGCTGGGGCAAAGTTTGTGTCGGCAAGTCACACAGAGATTCATGGCGAAATAGCAAAAACAGGATGGAGTGAAATTTATCATGGCTAAAGTTTTGATTGCTTGCGAGTACAGTGGCACAGTCAGAGATGCCTTTATTGCTATGGGCCACGATGCTATGAGTTGCGATCTACTTCCAACTGATGCACCTGGACCGCACTACCAAGGTGACGTATTCGACGTTATCAACAATGGCTGGGATTTGATGATCGCGCACCCGCCATGCACGCACCTTGCTGTTTCTGGTGCAAGACACTTTGCTGCTAAAAAAGCCAGTGGAGTGCAAGACGAGGCTTTAGCCTTTGTGCAGGCATTGCTAAACGCTCCGATTGCCTGCATAGCTCTGGAGAATCCGATTAGCATCATCAGCAGCCGCATAAGAAGGCCAGACCAAATCATTCAACCGTGGCAATTTGGTCACGGCGAGACAAAAGCCACTTGTCTTTGGTTAAAAAATCTGCCTAAATTGCTACCTACAGAGATTGTGGACGGCAGGGAAGCAAGAGTTCACAATATGCCACCTAGCCCATTGCGCTGGAAATTGCGCTCAACAACTTACAAAGGAATTGCGCAAGCAATGGCACAGCAATGGCTGAACTAATCCCCGACACAATCGACTTCTCGCAGTACCTGCGTGAGACAGACAACAAGCAAAAGGTTCGGCCCGCTGCTGATTACCTGCCAGCCATTAAAGAGCGTATGCGAACGATGGCCACAGAGCGCAAGCTGTACTTGCCTTGGGTGAAATCTTACGATTCGTTTTACTTTCGTGAAGGCGAGATGACCGTCTGGGCTGGACAGAATGGCCACGGCAAAAGCCAAGTGACGGCCCAGATCGCAATGCAATTGATGCACCAGGGCGAAAAGGTTTGCATGGCATCGTTTGAGATGAAGCCGGTGGAGACCATCCGACTGATGAGCAGGATGTTCATTGGGACAAACCCTTACACGCCGGAGTATCAGAACGACCAAGGATATCAGGCCCTGGACGCCATGTTTGACGGCTTTGGTGCGTGGAGCGATAAGCGCCTGTGGATTTACGACCAGATGGGTGTAACGAATCCTGAAACGGTTATCGGCATGAGTCGCTACTGCGCAAAGGAGTTGGGCATCAAGCACATTTTCATTGACTCGCTGATGAAAGTGGTGGGCGACGAGGACGATATGAACGGCCAGAAACGGCTTGTAGGTGAACTATTTAGTATTGCTAAAGACTTGCGCGTTCACATCCACCTTATTCACCACCTCAAAAAGCCGCAGAACGAGGCACAGATTCCTGACAAACACGACACCAAGGGAAGCGGAAGCATCACCGACCAGGTGGATAACTTG